TTGGTAGGGCAACCGAAGAAGCCTATTATTCAAGCAAATATGAAGCGTTTGAACAACCTTTTTGAAAAGGTCATAAGTCTTGACAATTTACGTCTTGCCGATGAACGGGCAAGACGTGGAAAGGTGCGGACTTATGGTGTGCAGCTTCACGACAAGAACCGTGAAGCCAACATTCTTGCGCTACATGAGCAATTAAAGAACGGAACTTTCAAGACATCGCCTTATCACGTTTTCACAATCTATGAACCCAAAGAGCGGTTAATTTATCGCTTGCCGTACTTTCCTGACCGAATTTTGCACCACGCGATTATGAACGTGCTTGAACCCATTTGGGTGTCGGTGTTCACAAAAGACACTTATTCTTGCATCAAGAATCGCGGGATTCACGCTTGCGCAAAGGCTGTCCGCCGGGCGTTGCGTGAAGATAAGGACGGCACACGGTATTGCCTGAAAATCGACATCCGCAAATTCTATCCGTCAATTAACCATGAAGTGTTGAAAAGCATCGTGCGTCGCAAAATCAAGGACGCACGATTGCTTGCACTTCTTGACAATATCATTGATTCAACCGACAATCCCGGTGAGAGCATACGAAATATCAATCAGGTTGACGGCAAAGTTGTTGCGCTTGACGGTTGGGGTGTGCCGATTGGCAACTACCTTTCACAATACCTCGCGAACCTGATTTTGGCTTACTTCGACCATTGGTTGAAAGAGAAAAAGCGGGTGAAGTATTACTTTCGATATGCCGATGATATTGTGATTCTTGCCGCCGATAAGGAAACCTTGCATCAACTATTGCACGACATCCGGGAATATGTCGCCGGGTTGAAACTGACGGTCAAAAAGAATTATCAAGTGTTCCCCGTCGATTCGCGGGGCATCGACTTTTTGGGTTATGTCTTTTACCACACCCACACGCGATTGCGCAAATCTATCAAGCAACGGTTGTGCCGCCGGGTGGCGCACTTGAACAAACGCAAGAAGCCGTTGCCCAAAGAAGCCTATCGCCAACAAATTTGCAGTTGGTGGGGATGGTGTAAATACTGCAATTCAATCAACCTTTTTAACAAATTAAAAACATCAATGCCGTATGAAATTAGTTTCAATCGCGCCAAATGCGCATTACGACATGGCGCACGGAAAGCCCCTGAATCTTGAAAAAGACAATGACGGGTCTTGCATCGTGCGCATCAACATCGCGCCCGAAACGGGCAACCCCAGCGGTGACATCGCCGTTCAGTCCGCCGACGCGGAAGAAGTGCAAACCGGGTGGTCGTGCTATGAGGTCAGGACATTCGCCGCCCCGACCAAAGCGAACTTAAAGCGCGACATCATCCGTTCCCTTGTGGATGAAACCGCCGAATTTGACCTTGTAAATTCCTACAACAAGCACGTTTTCGGAATCAAGGTCGATGAAGAAGCCGTTCAGCGTTACAAGGACTTCTTGACCCTAACCGAAGAAATCGACGCGGCGTTGGTCGAAGTCCTGAAAAACTAATATTAACTAACACTTACTAACAATGGCAAGGTTTGGCGACCTCGGAATTGAATCCGGGGCAATTATCGGAAAAGGAATCGAGATTGAAGAATTGTTTGGCAAGCGCATCTTGATTGAGAAAACAAAGATTTCAAAATCAAAGTTCACGGGCAAGAACAATTCGGGAATGCGACTGCAAATGCAAGTCGTTCTTGCGTCGTTCAACGAATGTGCCGATTCAAACGGCGACTTCTTCGTGAAGAAGCCCGACGGCACACCCGACGGCGAAAGGCGATGTTGCTTCACCGGGTCGGATATTCTTATTGAGGGCATCCAAGAAGCAGAAGCAAAGGTTTCGGCAATGAACGTGGAGCGCGCCGGAAAGGGCGACGCGCCCATTGAACTTTACCCGATAGACACAACCATTGTCAAAGTCGGCAAGTGTTTCAACTTCACCTAAACATGACAAACGAACTCCATCCGATTTTTTCGGCGGTCGGCAAATACCTGATGGGGGCGGTCGGTGCAATGATAGGATTTTTGCGCCCGACTTTCCCTTTCATCATCGTTTGCACCCTCGCCGTGTTGCTTGATTGTTACACGGCATGGGCATTGTCGCGCCGCGTCAAGAAGAAGTTTCCCGGTGCAAACGATGGCAAGTTCAAAAGCCATTATGCCGGACGGGTTTTCATTACCCTTGTGAAAGTCTATGCCGTGACCGTGCTTGCTTATATGATTGACACAATCATTTTCCCCGATATGACAATGATGTTACCCAATATCGTTGCCGGAACGGTGTGTTTTTGGCAAATATGGTCAATGCTTGAAAACGAATCGTCTTGCAACGATGCGCGTTGGGCGGAAATCGCACAACGCATAATGGTTGACAAGACCGAAAGGCATTTTGACATCGACTTGCACGAACTGAAACACCCTGAAAGAAACAAGGACAAGGACACCACGGCGGCAACGCCCGGTGTCGAGTAATAAACCAAATCATTAAACCACATGGCAAATGTTGATTCCCTATTGCCTTACATTCTCAAATTTGAGGGTGGTTTTGTCAATGACCCCGCCGATGCCGGGGGTGCGACAAACAAAGGCGTAACAATCGCAACATGGCGGCAAGTCGGTTATGACAAAGACGGCGACGGCGACATTGACGTTGACGATTTGAAGTTGCTGACAGATGCCGACGTGCGCAATCGCGTGTTAAAACCGCATTATTGGGATAGGTGGAAAGGCGACCGCATCAAGTCGCAAGGTGTCGCAAACATCCTTGTCGATTGGGTGTGGGGGTCAGGCAAGCACGGCATTGTCATTCCACAACGCCTTTTGGGTGTCGTGCCGGATGGCATCGTGGGTGAAAAGACCCTTGCCGCCATCAACGCCGCCGACCCCCGGCAGCTTTTCGACACTATCTTTGAAGCCCGCAAGAAGTTCTTGCATGACATCACCAATCAGTCGGTTGCAAAGTATGAACGCAAAATCGGTCGCAAGGCGACGGAAGCCGAATTGAAGAAGTACACCAAAAAACGCTTCATCAATGGGTGGTTGAACCGTCTTGAAGCGATTAAAAAATTCCGCCCATGAAACGAGTGCTTTTCTTCTTCGTCGTTGCCCTGATGCTTGCGTCGTGCGCTTCAACCCGCAAGATTCAGGAAACGACCAATGCCGTGTCGGTCGATTCGGTCAGCGTCAAGGAAACGGCAAAGCGCGAATCCGAAAAGGTTGTTGACACGACCCGGACGGAACACGGCAAAGTCGTGATAACTGAAATCATCTTTGACACCACGCCCGCCGCAAGCCCGGCAACCGATAAGCCGGACGCAAGGGCATCGCCCGACACCGTGGCATCAGATAAGCCCGCCCCGACACGAAACACCCCGACCGCAACCGTTAACATTCCCGGTTTCGGTCAGGTGTCCGGAAACATCAAGTCAATTCGGCAAACCGTTATTGAATCCGACAATGAAACCAAAGGAGAAAGCAAGGAATCCAAAAAGCAAGAGGAATCCAAATGCAATGCAAATGTTTCGGTCGCCGAAGAAAACAATCATCGTGTCGAAGAACCCGCGCCCGACCCCAAGCGGTGGCGATACATCTTTTATATTGTCGCCGTCGGCGCGGTTGCGCTTCTTTACCTGAAACGTGTTCCCATACTGAATTGGATAAAAAGAATTTTATCAGGGTTGCGCCGCATCTTTTGAAAAAAATTCGTACCTTTGCAACATCATTGTTGCGAAAGCCCCGAAAGGGGAACAATGAGAAGTCGCCCGGCAACTTGTCGGGCGATTTTCATTTTTATGTGTGAGGGCTTACTCACACGCAAAAAAAGACCCCGGAAATGTGACTTTCGGGGTCTTTTCGTGTACCGTTTCGTGTACATTTTTCTTAATTGCTTGAATATCAAGCGAAATTGCGGAGAGGACGAGATTCGAACTCGTGGTAGGATTGCTCCTACGTCAGTTTAGCAAACTGGTGGTTTCAGCCACTCACCCACCTCTCCTTTGAGGTTTTACGGCTGCAAAGGTAAAGCGTTTTTTTAAAATTTCCAAATTTTTTAGAATAAATATATGGAAATTATGTGGTGTTGTAAGGAAATCCTTATCTTTGTTGTGTTATAATTATTAAAAAGTCAAAGCTTATGAATGAATTACCTGTTTCAAAAATGATTAAAGCCGCCCTTGTAATTGCTGTTTGTGTAGTGGCTGTGTGTTTTCTGATACCATACTATAATGTGTGGCAACAGGAAATGTCAGGTCGTGCAGAGTTGGCCAAAGCAGAGCAAAATCGCAAGATCAAAATCGAAGAAGCCCGCGCCAATCTGGAAGCGGAGAAACTGAACGCCCAGGCAGAAATCGAACGAGCCAAAGGTGCGGCTGAAGCCATAAGAATTGAAAACGGCAGTTTATCACCGACATATATCCAGTATCTGTGGGTAAGACAGCAGTCTGATCTCAATAATAAAACTGTTATATATATTCCCACAGAAGGAAATCTGCCTGTATTGGAATCCACCCGAATTATAAACGATAAATAAAAAACTTTACCAACCGATGTCGACGCAGCAACAGCAGCAAGCACGTTATACGGGACTGTCCGGATCTGAGGTATCGCAAAGCCGCGAACTCCATGGAGTCAACGTGCTCACACCTCCCGAAAAAGAATCTATATGGAAACGTTTTGCGGGCAAATTCCGCGATCCGCTAATCATAATCCTGATGATTGCCGGCGTGCTATCGGTTGGCATAGCCTGCTATGAATATTGGGGACTAGACGAAGGAGCCGGAGTTTTTTTTGAACCAGTAGGAATATTCATAGCCATATTATTGGCTACCGGACTGGCTTTTTATTTCGAGCAAAAAGCAGACAAGGAGTTCGAATTGCTCAATCAGGTCAATGATGACGAACCCGTACAGGTGATACGCGACGGATATGTCACAGAAATTCCCAAGCGCAACGTAGTTGTCGGTGACATAGTGATAATCAACACAGGCGAAGAAATTCCGGCCGACGGCGAATTGCTCGAAGCCGTGATGCTGAACATCGACGAATCCACGCTTACAGGCGAACCGGTGTGTCACAAGACCACTGATCCGGCTCAATTCGATCCTGATGCCACATTTCCGTCCAACAAGGTGATGCGAGGCACCAAAGTAATGGAAGGCCACGGCATAATGCGCGTCACAGCCGTTGGCGACCATACGGAAAACGGCAAAGTTTTTGAAGCCGCACAGATTGATGACAGCGTGAAAACGCCACTTGACGAACAGTTTGAACGTCTTGGCCGCCTGATATCACGCATCAGCTATTGTTTCGCTATAGCCATAGTGGTCGGCCGAACTATCATGTATTTCGTCAATGTAGACTTCGAATGGCTTTCATTCATGGCTTACTTTCTGCAATCGCTCATGGTGGCTGTGACTTTGGTCGTCGTATCCGTACCCGAAGGGCTGCCTATGGCTGTAACCCTGTCGCTGGCCTATTCCATGCGACGGATGCTTAAGACCAACAATCTGGTCCGTAAGATGCACGCCTGTGAAACCATGGGAGCCACAACGGTGATATGCACGGACAAGACAGGCACGCTTACCCAGAATCAGATGCAGGTAGCCGACACCAGCTTCTATGGCAATCCGCCGTCCGAAGTGATTTATCAGGGCATAGCCGTAAATTCCACAGCCCAACTTGACGGACTGGCTACAAACAGCCAGGTGAAAGTGTTGGGCAACCCCACCGAAGGCGCTTTACTGCTGTGGCTCTGGAAACAGGGAATTGACTACTCTGCTATACGTGAATCCGTAATAAAGGAAGAGGAACTGCCGTTTTCTACCGAACGTAAATATATGGCCACTGTGATACGGTCGGCCGACGGCACCCGTATCCTTTACGTGAAAGGAGCGCCGGAAATCGTGTTCTCACTGTGCCGCAACTATCCCGCGGGAATCACACGTGAAACCGTCGATGCCCAACTGCTTGTTTATCAGAATCAGGCCATGCGCACTCTCGGATTCGCATATCAGGTCCTCAAACCCGGCGACAAAACCGTAGACAACGGGCGCGTCATTGCCGACAATCTGACATTCCTTGGCATAACAGCTATATCAGACCCCGTGAGAGCCGACGTGCCGGATGCAGTACGCGAGGTAATCGACGCCGGCATACAAGTGAAAATAGTGACCGGCGACACTCCTGCCACAGCAAAAGAGATAGGAAGGCAGATAGGACTGTGGAACGATTCTACAGACTCTGACAACAATATCATCACCGGAACAGAATTCGCCGACCTCTCCGATGAGGAACTGCGGGAACGTGTTGCCGATTTCAAAATAATAGCCAGGGCACGTCCGATGGACAAAAAACGTCTGGTCGAAACACTCCAGACCAACAACGAAGTGGTAGCTGTGACAGGCGACGGCACTAACGACGCTCCCGCGCTTAAAGCCGCACACGTCGGCCTGTCGATGGGCGACGGCACATCGGTGGCGAAAGAAGCATCCGACATAACCATCGTTGACAACTCGTTCACATCAATAGGCCGGGCCGTGATGTGGGGACGTTCATTGTATCAGAATATACAGCGTTTCATACTGTTCCAGATGACCGTCAATGTGGTGGCCAGCTTCATAGTCCTGTTTGGCGCATTCATGGGCATGCAGTCCCCGCTTACAGTCACACAGATGCTGTGGGTCAACCTAATCATGGACACATTTGCCGCCATAGCTCTGGCGTCGCTTCCGCCGTCTGACTCTGTAATGAACGACAAGCCACGTCCACGCACAGCTTTTATCATCAATCGCTCAATGTGGCATTTCATAATCGGCACAGGTGGCATATTCTTTTTCATGCTGCTCGGACTACTCTATTATTTCGAGCACACAGACATCACTTCGCTCACTCAGATCGGATCTGCCGCTTTCAGCAATGTCAACTCAGGCCTTACGGGCTATGAGCTATCGCTGTTCTTCACCATATTCGTGTTTCTACAATTCTGGAATATGTTCAATGCCCGTGCTTTCGGCAGCGGACGTTCGGCGCTGCACATAAAAGGATGCCGTGGATTCCTGTTTATCGCTTTCATGATCCTGCTCGGGCAAATCGCGATAGTCACAATCGGCGGACGTTTCTTCTCCGTCGAGCCGCTTCAGCCCATAGACTGGGCCATAATTATAGGCGGCACATCCTCCGTTCTCTGGATAGGCGAACTAATACGTCTAATACATAAAAAACAATGA